CTGCAGTCCCCGGTGCGTCTAGCTCAGAGGGTTACATCTGGACAAACGACAGCCTCTTTATGGGCATCTTGCATGGCTCTGACGCTGTGCAGAGCAAGTCGGGCGTGCGCATGATGCCTGTCGCTGCCGCTAACATGGTCTTTGAGGACATGAAGGCAGGGCAGTATGACGCTCTCGACCTCACTCGTCGTAACGTCTGGGCCGATGAGAGCAACCTTATCAAGGTCATCGACGGCAACCTCGGTTTCGTCTTGACCGATTGCCTCTAGGCCTCTGAGGTATAGTGCTCTGCTCATGTGGTCGACCTCATGCAACCCTGCTCGCTGAGAGACAAGACGCTGATCAGATAGCGATCGAGGATCTCAGCGCGCAGGCGCGTGAGCTGCCACCGGGGCCGAGACGCGACCTTATCCTCGCCAAGGTTAAAGAGCTTAAGGCCGAGGTAAGAGCCGAGCGGCAACTAGCGCTCGCGCTCAAACTCGCAAAGCGAGAGATGGTGAGCAACCTGCGCAGCGCGCTTGAGCTCACATCAGCTGAGCAGCTCCTCTCACTACCTCGAGAGCAGCTTCTCGATTTCATCGTGCGCTCGGGCCTCGGCCTCGCAGTCGATGATTTTATGCAGGCAGAGCAGCGCATCATTGATTCTGCGCTCGACACCCTGCAAGTCATAGTCGCAGGCGCTGATATAAGAGACATGCCCGAGATCGGGTTGGTCGGTATCAGCGCGGCTGAGGCTGTGTTTGATGATGTTATTCTGCCAGACTCGCTCGCCTCGGTGCGCGCATCTCTGCAGTCGATCTCGGTCGGTGTGCCTGTCGCTCAGGCACTCACGCCACTAGCACAGCGCCTTGAGCAGTCGACCGGTCGGCAGCTCACAGTCGCTCGCACTCAGCTCGCCTCAGTCGGGCGCAGCGCTCAAGCCTCGGCAGCTGCTGAACTTGAGCTCGACCTGTATCTATACACAGGCCCTCGAGATGGTGAAACTCGTGACTTTTGCCGACCTCTCATCAATAAGGTGGTCGATGAAAAGCAGATGAGGCGGCTTAATAATGGGCAGGGCCTGCCAGTCAAGACATATGGGGGTGGCTACAACTGCCGGCACAGCTGGTCACCTATCACTGAAAGTTTCTTTGAGGCTGCTAACCTTACAAAAGCCACAGCTCAAGACATCACCGATGCCAACGCAGGAGGCGCGAGATGATTAAATCGATAACAGGTCAGGCGATGGTGTTTGAGTGGGTCGCGCCTGGGCCTCTCGGCTCAGCACCCTCACTCACAGTCGGCAGCTCCTCAGCTGTGGTCATGACTCAGACTCGAGCCGATGCGACTGTATCAGCGATCGGTAATGATCGACGCACACTCACAGTCGACAGCCAAGCCACAGCGCTGCAGGCTGATCAGATCAAGGCTCATCTCGTTACCGATGGCGATACGATTTACTCGGTTACAGTCGTGCGCATGGTCGGCACGACTGCGATCTTAGCTGAGCCCTTGCCTAGAGAGATTGACCTGAGCGCGAGCGCCTCGCTTGTCTTTGCGCTCTATTATGCGACTGTGCCCAGCTCGATCACTAGCACGACTGGGTATTATCCTTGGCAGGTCAGCTATCAGCTCGACCTCGGGCAGCAGACAGAGCAGCGCCTCGCAAAGGGCCTGCTTAAGATCACTCCTCGCCCATTCGATACCGGGCTCTCGCATGATGATCTTGTCGGGCAGTTTCCACAGCTTGCGGATATGGTGCCGAGGAGGCAGAGCAGCTTCTCGCCTCAGATCGATGCCAGTCTGCAAGAGATCATCCTCATGATCCGAGATCACCTTAAAGATGAGGTCGATGTAACCGAGGATGAGGTATTTAACGCTGAGAGCTTTGCCAACGCTCATGCCTACTGCACAGCCGCTCGAGTGTATGAGGCGATCAATCAGCTCGACACAGCAAACGCCATGCGCGAGCGCTGTATGCAGCTCCTCGACATCAGCCTGCGCTCACTCGCCCTCGATCGAGATGGCGATAACATAGTCGATGAGGGAGAGCTCGACATCGCAAAGAAAGGCGGCAGCTTCAGAGATATGCGCGCATCATGGCGCAGCTATTCAAAGACGCAATACGACCAGACCTTTACACCGACGCGAGGCATGAGGCACTAATGGCTGCGCGCATCAATCTGAATCTGCCCTCGAGTTTATGGACTGCGAAAGACTCTGCGCGCCTCGCTCAGAATACGCTCGCAGCCATTAAGCTGCGTACATCGCAGGGCATCGATGCAGATGGGCGCAAGTTTTCATCTTATGCACCATACTCGACTCGACCTATATACATACCTCTCAGAGGAGCTCGCCTAAAGCCTAAAGGTGGGCGCAAGTCGCGCACCGGTCGCACTGTCTTTTATGCTGGTGGTTATGATCAATATAAGCGAGAGAGCCGAAAGCATGGCACAGGCTCGAGCGCCTTGGTCGACCTCACCTTATCAGGCGCGCTTATGCAGAATCTTGTCGTGCTCGATGCAACTGCGAGCCGCTTTATCATCGGCCTCGCTGCTCATGTTCGCCACTATGGTTATGATGTTAATGCCGAGCGCGAGTTTCTCGGTCTATCTCCTCGCGATGTGAATGTGCTAGTGTCAGCAGTGCAGGCTGAGCTCACTAAGAAAATCAAAGGTAAGGCCCGATGAGTCAAGGCATTAACGCAGCGCTCACATATCTCGAGGATCAGATCGAGGCTGTACTGCCTAAGACTGATCTGCATCATGGCTTTGTCGCGATTAACAGCTCAGGCCGAGTCGGGCCTCTCGATCATCACCAGAACACGATGCGATATTTCGAGCTGAGGCTCGATGCCTTTGCGATCGATGATGGCGAGGCTGGGCTCTCAGGTCGCAGGCGAGCTCGCGTCGTGCTCAGAGTGCGCTATGATATAGGCGAGCTGCACTACCTCGAGCGCCTCATCGCTGAGGATGCCGCAAAGCTCCTCACGACGCTTAAAGGCCCTCAATATGATCTCGCTAATACAGGCATCGTGAGTGTGATACCGGGCGAGCCTGTCACTGAGCCCTTACTAGACCCGACCTCAGAGATCACAGCGCTTGTGCTCTCTTTACCTTTTGATCTGCTTTATTTGGAGGCATCAGCATGAGCGTAACTCATCGATCTCTCAGCGTAGCGATCGAGTCTGCTTTCGGCTCGATCAGCTCATCTACTGGCCTGCCCGATAACTCGGGCCTCACTTATGTCTCGATTCCTTGCGAGCGTGACCCGATCATCGTTTATGGCGATCCGGTCGTGAGCGAGCGCAACGATGCTCGAGATGGTACTTATGGCTTGCCACCTGAGCCCGATACTGTTTGGTCGGGTGGCTCTCGCGTGCGTCGTCGCACCGGCACAGTTAATCTGCGCCTCGACCTCACGACCATCGGAGCAAGCGGCACTAATTATGATGCCGGTGGCGGCTATCTTGGCGCGCTGCTCGGTGCAGGCTTTGAGAGCTCTTATGCCGGCTCAGGCAGCGACAGCATTACAGCGATCAGCGATGTGAACACCTTCACACCGACCTCGAGCGTTAATTATCTGCATGGTGGCCTCATCGGTGTCGAGATCAATGGTCGCGCAGAGTATAGCGCGGTGACAGATGCTGATGTGGCAGGCGAGGTGACTGTTAGCCCTGCTTTTAGCTCTGGCTTCACCGGCACAGCGACTGCTCGACTCATGCAGAACTGGGTGCCAGGACAGCGCACAGATCTCGGTGATACTCGTTACTCTGTCAGCTTTCGCGTCGATGGTGTCGACTTTAGGTCGTATGCTTATGGCTGCGTGCTCGAGTCGATGCAGCTCTCGCTCGATAATGGTCGAGTCATGGCTGATCTCACCTATCAAGCGGCTCTTATCCAAGATGATCACGCTGCCGCTGTCGGGCCTGTCGAGCCAATCTATAACGCAGGCGCGCCTTGCTTCTTTAGGGGCTCTTATGTGGTGATCAGCGATGCCTCGCCTACTAGCCTCACAGACGCGACTACAGGTGACACCCTCGGGCGCATCGCGCTCT